GATGCGTAGACAACACCGTTAGCGGTGAATGAGGTTAAGCCTGTACCGCCGTTAGTAGTTGCAAGAGTACCCGTCACACCCGTGGATAAAGGCAGTCCAGTGCCGTTTGTCAGGGTTACTGAGGTAGGAGTACCCAAAGCAGGTGCAGTTAAAGTTAAGCCCGCAATAGTCGCTGCTGTTGCCCCAAGGGAAACCGAGGTTGAGCCAATCGTGACGCTGGAGTTGACTAATTTGGCGTTTGCAATAGAGCCTGCCAACATCGTGTTAGTGACCGTTCCCGTGTCCCCAGATGTAATCATGTTTCCGGTGACCGCAGGCACTGAGATCGTAAAGGTCGATGCGGTATTGGGGCCTGTCAGGTTAACTTGACCGCCGAGCGTGGCTTGAAAGACTAAAGTTCCCATGATGTTTCCTTATGGAGCTATGACAAGTTGCGAGGCTGTCAAAGCCCCTGTGCTTGGGTTAAATTTAAGTTGAGTTGACGAGGTTTTAGCAGGCAAATTACCAGACGTTGAGGTTACCCACATAGGATAAACCGTAGCATTTGTTGTGGTGTCGTCTGTTATGGCCACATTGGTTGCGTTTGTTGCGGTTGTCGCAGTTGTTGCTGAACTGGCATTTCCTGTTAAAGCACCTATAAACGTCGTAGAGGTCACCGAGGTAAGACCCGCTAGGGTTGTGGCACTTCCCCCCAAGGAGATTGTTGTAGTGCCCACAGTGACGCTTGAGTTAACTAAAGCCCCGTTAGGAATGCTTGTTAAATTAGCACCAGACCCACTAAATCCTGTCGCTGTCAAAATGCCCGTAGAAGGGTTGAATTGGTATTTAGTGGAGGAAACGTACTCAGTTGCCAGATTACCCGCTGTTGCCGAGGCAAATAAGGGGTAACGAGTGGCATTAGTGGTTGTGTCGTCCGTAACTGTTGCGTAAGCCGTTGGGGTTGTCCAAGTTGGCGTTCCCGTTCCTTGGCTTGTCAGGACTTGGCCTGAAGTACCCGCAGAAGTAAATCCATAAGCAGAGCCAGTACCATAGGCGACAGCACCAGCAGTAGGAGTAGCCGTTCCATTTGTGCCTCCTCGGTTGATAGCAATTACATTGCCATTCCATGTGGCGCTTGTAATTGAACCAGCATAATCTAATGTATTTGTTGACCAAGAAACATTAGAGGGCGTGGAGTCGTGTCTGTCCCAAGAGCCTGCGGCAATTGAGTTAGACAGCAAAACAATCGTTACATAACCACCAGCTTGGATGGTTGCAATAGTTGTGGACGAGTTATTTTGAACAGTAATCGCACCAGAAGATTGATTATTGTTAAACGTAAAAGTTGTACCATTTGGAAGCGTAGTGGCATCAGGAAGTTTAATAACTTGACCACCTGACCCTGTAATTTGCAAATTTTGGGATGATGAAGCAATTAAAACAATTGTTGTGCCACTAGCTGCTTGAGTTAAATATCCTTCAAACAAGCAGTTTGTGGTGATATTTCCATTTGCATCACGCAAAACAACAGAATTTGCACCACTTGAACTTATTACGCCTGTACCGCCATTGGCGACACTCAAAGTTCCACTTAGCGTAATAGCGCCTGATGTATTGCTAGATGGTGTTAAACCAGTTGTTCCAGCAGAAAAAGTGCTAACAAAACTGCCCGACAAAGCACTTGTGGGAATTGTTGTTGATGATGTTACTGCGCTTGATCCATTGGCATAAACATACCCTGTTTGACCAGTCAGAATGAAACTAGACAAGCCTGAAATTGAGCCACCAGTAATTGCAACATTGTTTGCGTTTTGGGTACTCATTGTTCCCAAACCAGTAATATCGGTGTTGGGAATCGTGGCTTGACCCGACAACGGTGCAGTCCCATTTCCCTTAATGTAACCGCTTAAAGTGGTTGCACCAGTACCGCCATTAGAAACTGTGATTGTTGAGGCGTTCCATGTGCCTACTGTCAGCGTTCCAACGCCTGTAATCCCTGTATATGACCCTGATATACGCGCTGTGTCAATCGTTCCCGATGTAATCTGAGTTGCACCAATGGCAATGTTTGTGTCTGCCAAAGCGGTCAATTGACCTTGGGCGTTTACTGTGGCTGTCAGAGTCTTAGATGCTGACCCCACAGATGCGGCTGTAACGCCTGTATTCGTGATTGAGAACGTGTTTGAGGCAAGGGTTAAGCCTGTGCCTGCAAAATATGTTCCTGTGCCTGAAAACTGCACAAAAGTGATGGGCGTTACATTAATTGTGCCAGTATCGGCAGAGTTTGAAACCCATCCAGTATTTGCGTAAGTTGAGCCGTTAAGAACAACTGTGTACGCGCCTGGCACTTCTGACCATACATCCATGTCCGTTGCGCGAGTCCATGCGCTTGCAGACGCGACATAAATGCCGTTTTGTGACGATGTGGCCTGATTTTTTACTAGAACCCGATCACCCGCCAAAGTTGTGTAGCCATCAATGGTTTGTAGCCCTGAAAGCGTAATTGAGGCTGTTGTGCCACATTTAACCGCTTGTTTTGGGTTTAAACCTTGGGCAATTGAGTCAACATAAAACTTGTTAGCAATGTCTGTGTTGCTAGTTGGCGAAGTCGTAACTTGGCCAGTTGTCGCAAATATGTTGGTAAATGTCCCCAATGATGGGGTGATGCCGCCAATAACGCTACTGTCAATTGTGCTATTTGTAATGACCAATCCCGATTGTTGGGGATTGATATTTGGATAGAACGGAGTTCCCGCAGGGCCAATTAAGTTAACCAACGTAAAAGTCGGTTGTGGCCCAAAGATGCCCTGAACAGGAACTAAATTGATTGTAGAGGTACTGGCGGCATTGGTCATTACGATTGATCCACAGCGGGAGTCAAGTAAACAAGGCTAGGGCCAGCAGATGCGCCAATCGCCGTTACATAGCAAGGGTTTTGCATGTTAATGGGAGGGCAAGCAAGCACAATAGGAAATTCCATCAAGGCAGGCAAGATGAAATCCCCTGGAGTGCCATCCGCAGGCAATGCAGCCGTATCAGTTGACAATTGACTGAATTTAATTGCTACGTTAACTGCACCAGTATTCAGGCAGGCAACGTAGTTAATCTGATCCGTCGTGTTTGCTGTCAACTGTACCGCAGAGTGAGCAGAGCCCGTGACACTTAATGCCACGGTCTTGCCACCGATTCGGATTACAGATGTATTAGCCATGTTAGACAGCCGTTACGGGTGCAGGGCCTTCCAAGCGAGTCACTTGGATTGTATATACACCAGCCGTGGGCACTACTGGAGAGGCAGTCACGTTACCGAACTGGATGCTCAAAACATTAGCGGTCAAGCAGTCAGCTTCAGCAATAATGATACCGGCGATCTGAGTGCCATTCAGACCCAAAACAACCACGATGTCGGTGGTTTGCAAGCCAGGAACTGAAAAGGTCTGAGCAGCGGTCGTATTAGCAGCAACGCTTACCGGAGTCAGGTTAGGTTGAATGTAGAAAGTTTCGTGTGAATTGCCACGAGTGATGGTCGTTGAAGACATGATTATTCCTTTGCAGAATGATTAAATTATACCGATAAAAGAAAAAAAGCCACCCCTTTTGAGGATGGCCTTTTTTACTTTTCTGTTGGCTTAAGCCTTCAGGAGGCCGTATGCTTTCAGAGCAGTTACGACATCACCGAGAGTGTAGGCGGTAGAGCCGCTAGCACCAGGGAAAGTGGTGTTAGTGTACACAGCAGTGGTCGAACCAGCAGCGGTCGTGGTGGTATTGCCACCAGAAGTTTGCTGAGTAACGGGAGACTTGCCAAAGAAACCAACGGGGCCGCCGTTGATCGCGATAGCTGTGCCGTCGGTAGAGTCACCACCAATCAGGTAGTGAGGGGTAGTGGTACTCGATGGGCCTGGATTAGACATGATAATTCCTTAAAAAAAGAGGTTTAAGCTGCAATACGGCAAGCCAACTCTGGATACAGAGGAGCCCAACCATACAACACATCCAAACGAGTGGGAATAGAGTCGTTGTTGATAGTGTATTGACGAACAACACGCATCGACAGACCGATTTCCTTATCGCTTGCACGACCAGCGAAGTGAACGCCATCAGGCAACTCAAGGTCAGCCACTGCCAAGGTAAAGGCATTGCGGTGCATCATGATGTTCTGGGGGCTAGACACGCCAGTGTTGTTAAACGCTGTGATGTTTTGCGAACCAGTAGAAGTGATGCTCACGTTTTGGAACTGACCACCAGAGATGATGGCAGGGCTTACCACTACGTTAGTAGCAGAAGTGCCAACAGCAGTAGTAGACTGAACCACGAAGTTACGCAGTTTGCCGTAGCTTTGACGGTTTTGTGGGTTAACAGCGTACACACCAGGGATAGTGAACACGTCGCCAGCGTTCAGGGTAGAAGCGGCAGATGCGGTCAACTGAATGGTGCTGTACTGTGCCCAACCAGAAGTCAAGAAGCCAGTAGCGGTGGTTACGTTGCAAGCAATGGTGTTAGCAGACCAAGAACCGAATGTCTGAGAGACAACGTTCTGATCCAACTTCCAGTTTACGCCAGCGCTGTCACGACCCATCAGACCTTTACGGTACTGCTCGCCGATTGCTTCTTGAGGAACGAACAAACCTTTCAAGCTGTCAACGATAGTTGCAGAGGTGAAGGGTTCGACGATACATGAACGACGGCCATCACGAGGAGCGCCTTCGCTGTCAAGGTAAGCACCAGCAGTCAGATAAGTAATCAGACCAGTGGGAGGAGTGCCAGCAGTACCAACGATGTTGGCGGTTTGCAAAGCAGCCAAGGACAAACCATCACGGTCGATCTTGTTGGCAATAGCAGCCACGGCAGGCTTCAGAACACGGTCAGAGAACATGTCCAAAGACAATGCCAAGTCTTGAGTGGTGAACTGTGTGTCAACGTGGAACTGAGTGCTCAAGGTCACTGGAACGCTCGTTTCGTTAAAATCTTCAACGTTCAGGGCAGGGCCAGTAGTACCAATGAAACGACCAGGACGACGGACGTTCACAGTGTTACCAATTTTGCCGCCAACGACAGCGAATTGGTCATCATAGTTGCGGTCAACTTCGGAAGTGAAGGTTAACTCGTTTTCCAAGACCATCAACGCTTCGTTGGTGATCTTGCTAATGGTAAGCAAGGTATTGCTCATGATATTTCCTTAAAAAAGATTTTGGTTACCGAATCTTTCCAGCCTTACGAGCCGCTTTCCATGCTTGATAAGTGCCGTGAAACGCTCCATTTGCGTCTATTTGTACACCCATCGCATTTCCAGTTGCTCTGATCGGATTGATCGGAGGTGGTGCTTTACTTTTGCCCACAGGATTACTAGGCGCATTCTCAGTTTTCCTCTCAAAACGAGCTTCTAGCTTTCCAATCTCGCGTAGCGCGGCACTTGGCGACATTGAAGTGATTTTTTTAGCTAACTCTGAGTTGTCCGCTAATTCATAAAGAATACGCGGCCCCGCATCGCTCTCTAAAATCGCATCTCGCACATGATCGGGGACGACCACATCCGAGCTTGCCACCATGTCATCAAAATCTGGCATCTCCGTTTTCGCTGCTGCCACTTTTTGCGACCAAGATTGAATAACCTTTTGTCGCTGTTCGTCGGCCCTGCGTTCACGTTCTTCCTGATCTCTTTTTACCAATGCTTGCTCAGTAGACCATTCTGCCAATGCTTCTGCGTATTCAAAAGCATCAGAGAATTGACTTGGCTGAGGCTTTGCATCAACGGGCTTAACCTGGGGTTGGGCTTGTTGACGCAACGCTGCTAACTCTTTTTCCAGATTTTCCCGAGCTTCACGTTCCCGTTGCGCTTCTTTACGCGCTTCTTCACGTTGTTTCGTTATGTCTGAAAAACGTTTTTCAAGTTTTGGATTACTCTTTCGTTCCTCTGTGGGTTTGGCTTCCTCTTTTTCGTCAGGCTCACTCTGAGTAACTTCTTCCACCGGCTCCGTAGGAGTTTCCTCTACCACGGCCTCGGGTTCAGGTTTGTCAGCTAGGCCCATTTTTGCGAAATAAAAATCTGCCGCATTCTCGCTAGTCAATACTTGTCCAGCTTCTTTATCACTTTGCATGAGTTTCCTCAAGGGTTTTCCCCATCTACCTGACGGGTAAGGTTTGTGATTTATATCACGAATTTAATTAAATTGCTCTCTCTGTTGTTTCGGCTGAAGCATTTTTTAGTGCTTCTCGGTCTAAATGAGCTAACAAAATAGCAACTTCTGCCTTTAGTCGTTCGACTTCCAACTGAGTTTGAGTCTTGAGCACCGTGTCATGAGCCTGAGTATCTGTTCTCAGCTTCATGTCGGTATGGCGCTCTGCATCCCGTAATTCGATCTCATGGGCGCGGTTTGTCTCTTTAATCAGAGTGCGTTTAGTCTCAGCGTCCTGTTTGACCTGCTCGATGTCTTGACGCTGCTTCATAGCCAACTCAATCGCTTGGAGTTGCTGTTGCATGTCCTTGACCTTCTTATTGGCCATTGCCAGTTGCATCTGGACTTGAGGAGGAATGTCGGACTTGTCGTCAATCTGAGCCAACGGATTGGAGGCGGCAAGGCGGTCTGCGATGATGTCTGCGCCTGGGAAATCCATGTTTCGGAACACTAAATCTCCAGCAATGCCGAACAGTTGTTGGTTTCCAGTAAGCAAAGGCATCATGGCCTCTACCGCAGCTTCCCGCTTAGAGTTATAGCCTGGGCCGGTTTCCATAACCACATCATATTGCCCAACAGTCATGTCGTGCATAACCTGCCAAACACCCTGATCGTCCTGTTTAGCCTCATTAATCGTCACTAAATCAGGCTTTCCGTCCTGACCAATGATCCGCATAACCCTTTGAGTGTCGTAAATCTTGGGGATAAGATCAAGAATGATCTTGCCAACCTGACAGATAGATTTTGTAAGGTTGTCGTAAAAGTCAAAGTTAGTCAGGTCAACTTGTTGTTGTTGGCCATTTAGGGCTTTTCCGGAGACGTTTCCAGGTAACTGCTGAGATGGGTCAAATATTCCCATCAAAGTCGCTATATCCTGATTGATTGCAGCAGACGCAGCCATTACACCAGACGGAGGAGGCTCGGGCTGGAGACGCTGTGGCGGTGGCGCTATATTGCCATCAATGTCTGTCTGCTTATAGCGCAGCAGAGGGAACGACTTAACGTTAGCCGCTGCCCATTCATTCTCGTGGCCTTCATCCTGACCCTCTGCCATCAGCCATTTAGCCTTTGGAGCCAGTGCGACGCTTTCAGTAATCGTGGTTTGCCAGAAGTTATACATCCGCTGCGCGTCTTTGGCATGGCGAACAATACCGAATTTGTGACGTTTATCCCCTACAACCACATGGCGACCATAGACCGGAACGATTGGGATGTATTTGCTTGGCCAATCCCGTTCTTCCAAAACTTCAATTGCGGTTAGTTTCTTGTATTTAATCGTGCGTTTATAAGATTCACGCTCATTATCGATTGTAAGCCCCGCAGCCTTGACCCGAGCGAAGAAGTCTTTGCCATCAGCAAATTGCACTGTGCCATCATTTAATTGATACAGTTTTGCCTTTTCCATCACTGCGTAGTAATACTCAGCAACGCGAATGTCCTCTTTGGTGATCCACTCGGA